AACGCTTGTAATAGGCATTAACCAAGGAGCCATCTTATCAGCGATGGTCCCTGGGAAATGTCCTAATGATTTTCCCGTAGCTACGTTAGCTCTACTTAAAATTATTTTATCGTACTTCCCTGTTAAAAACAAAGATGCTACCATAGATGAGGAGCAATAAGTTTTACCTGTACCAGCGCAGCCAATAGTGACAGTGATAGGATAATGCCGAATTGCAGTAAGTAAGTTATCTTGTTTTTCATTCTTTGGTTGTACGTGAAATGGCTTTGGAGCCTTAATAATTTTAACATTAGATTGATAATCCTCAAGTTGTGTTACTTGGGCTTGTTTACGTGGAACTCTACGGGTTTTATTCATTAGCTAAATCCTTACTTCTTTGGTACTTCTGTACCCTCTAGCTTCTTATGGGTTTTGATCTCTTTACAGACCTCTTTTGTCTTACCTGTTTTAGGGTCTTTAGACTCTTTACAGACTTTCTTTGTTGTAGGTTCAGCTGAATATACTGTAGGAACAACAAACATTAGCGCAAATAAGATTACTAATTTTTTCATTTTAATCCTTAAATGAGAGGATGTTCTGGAGGTGGAGGAGCTAACTTACCACCATAACCTGTAGTTACAGTAGTTTCAGTAATAGTACGTTGTTGTTGTACTACTGGAGAAGGTTGCCCATATTGTTGCATAGACTGGCCATACTGCTGTGGTTGTTGATTACCCATGGACATGCCCATAGATTGCGGGCCTGATGATACTCCCGCCATCTTCTCTTGACCTCTAGACCATGCAGTAATACCTAATACAGCACCCATAGCCATGTGGAACAAACCACCACCCTGAAGGGTTAAAGGTTGCCATTGTCTAAAGGCATCATTCTGAATAGCCACTTCCCAGAATTGTACAATTGTAAACATAATAGGGAACAAAATAAAGTCACATGCACATACACACATGTACATTACTGCCATCATTGGACGCCACTTCTTTTGAATCCAACTTTCTTCTTCTTTCTTAGGTTCTTCAACCTTAGTTTCTTCTGCCATAAGAAATCCTTAAATTGTTAGTGGTAACCATAGCCATATAGCTTGTGACATTAGGAATGCTGCTAAACCACCTACACCAATACTAGCCTGAAATAGTCTTCTATTAACGGCAAGAATAGATGCGGTAAGTAATACGATAGCAATCTGGAATAATGATCCTGCATAAGTATAGAATGGTGAACGCTGTTTAGCCACTGTTCTCTCAGCCTCTAGCTTACGAGCCTTAGCCATAAGTTCTTTCTTACCTTCACCTGTAGAAGGTTCTGACTCATATCTATCTATTTTCTTTTGAAGCTCTGCAGCTTTCTTAGTGTTGCCCTTAGCTAAAGCATTCTCTTGAGAGATCTCAGCTAGGCGACTCTTGATATCTTTAGATTGATAGAATGACCATGTGTTATTAGCATCAATTGTGTTGTTTAGTACTTTAGAACTATTAGAACCACCCATAAGAGTGTTAATAGCAAGCAATGCAGCAAGCACTGTAATAACCCATCCTGCTTTGTCTTTTAATAAAGCTTCTTTTTCACTTCTACTTAATGGCTTCTTTTCTTCTGTCATAGTGTCCTTAGAAAGGTAAGTATTTAGCAATTAACCCATTAACAATTCTGTCTGATAGGTCATCTGGTAAGAATTTAAGAAAGCCTAAAAACCACATTGCTACAGATCCATAGCAAAAAATTTTTAAGCACAAATCAAAGGTCTTTTGATACTCGTTCATCGTCCACACCTATTGCCTACTTGACAGTATTGCATTAGTTCATAACCACCAATAACCATTATAAATAATACAAAGGAAACTACAGATAGAATTATAGCTAACTCATTTAGTTCTTCTTCCTTTTGTTTACGCTTACGTTCATTAGCATTAAAAAGTCTTAATTCTTGAGCATCATCAGCATCCATCTCAGCTTGACGAGCCTTAATTTTATTCCACACATCTATCTTACCTGTTTGCATAAAAAGCATTTTAAGCTCTTCTTCGAATGCCCTAGCTTGTTCTAGAGCCATCTCGATCTGGAGAGCCGTTCCCATATTGGAACCCTTGCCACTTTTCTTAGCCTCTATCAAGGCTTTAGTAGCAGTACTCTTAGCATCAAACATCTTGCCTATCATAGGTGCAAGAGAACCTAGGTCATTAGCTACTTTACTAGCTTTCTTAACCATTGATATAGCTGACTGTATGCCAGCAAGAGCCGTTAGCGGATCAATCATTTTCTTTTCCCCTTATCCGTTTTGTCGTTGTTCTTCCACTTTAAACAACTGACCTTACGGTTATAAGGAGGACCTTGCCATGTCCATCTCTCGCATTGAGGAAGGCGGGGGTCATAACCAGCTAACACTAAGGTAAGAAGAATAGTAGACATTTACACACCTAGTACATGGAGTGCATGTGCATAGTGCTTTTTACGGTCCTCGATACCAATGGTACCTCCGTTAATCTTTCTTGTTAATGTCTCTATATCGCCTTGATCTGCCCATTTATTTAAGTTATTAGTTTCCCAGAACCAGCAAGCACTCTGGGCAGCACCCTCAAAGGTACTCATGTACTCACTAGCTTCTTCTGCGGAAATACCAATAGACTCAGCAAACCAAAAATAATTATCTTTACCTGTTAACTGGATTAGGCCTCTACCAGAGTACCTATATCCATCTCCTGAAGCCTCATCACCATTACCCATACGATTAGCATAGACCTTATTAGCAATAGCTTCAGGCTTCTGAGCGAACTGTTTAGCAAGTTCATCTGTAGGGAAATATTTAGGGAATATCTTACGGAGTGTCTCCCAACGATAGTTGAGATTTTCTTTAATCATTGTGAACTCACCTGACTCATGAGCGCATTGAGCAACAAATGCTGCTATACGCTTCTCATTATCAATACCATAGTCTGGTAGGAGTTGTTCTAAGGCATTATGCCAGTACGTAACATGCTTGTTCTTTGGAATAAGCTGTTTAAGTTGGTCTAGTGATAGATTCATTTAAGTGCCTCAAAAAGTTTCTTTTGTTCGATATACCACTCATTCCAAGCATCTAGGCGGATAGCACATATGTGATATTCAGCATAGTTATGCAGAATAGTCTTAGTAAGCTCTGATAGTTCAGGCTTAGAGTCAGCCTCTTTTAACTTAGCACATGCCACAGTTAGCTGACTAGGTACCTCTGGGAACTTAGCTACAACAGGTACTGTAGTAGAGCATCCTGATATCGTTAACAATAGAATAGCTAATAGGTATTTCATTGTGTAACTGCCTTATTATGTATAGTTATAACCTCTGGAGGAATCTTACATTGATCATTGTATTTAATTATCTCACGATCAACATATTGTATTTGGCCTTCAACAACTTGTTTAACAATTAATTCTTTATTAACAACTTTTGTTACTATTTTAGTATTAACTATTGCTTTCTTAGCATCTAACTCAGCTACCTTCTTTTCAAGTTCAGTAACTCTGTCTTGCCATACTTTATCAGCAGTCTTATAACCGATTAGAAATAAAGATGCAAAGATTAATCCCACAGCAATAGGTCTGTAAGTCTCAAATTCCTTTACTAACCATCCAAACAACCCTACCATTAGGGTAATAAACAATAGCCAAGTAGGTATATAGTTTAATATAAACATTTAAATCCTTTAAAAGAAGAGTGATAGTGGGAGTCGAACTCACATTCCGAAGCAATTAAATCCTCGATTCTACCGATTGAATTATACCACTCTAGTGACGCCTTTTACTGTAGCGACAACAGCCCTAAGGTGGGATCATGCTGAATACCTCATGAACTTAATCACTTGGCTATCAGAGGGTTATTTAAATTTGTTTGTCCACTTAACTACCCATGCTAATCAATAGCCATGGTTACTTACCTTTAGGCTTAGGTGGTTTTTTCTTTTTATTGTTATACATTATTTTTTCTCTTTTTGAGGATATAGAATATCTGATTGTTTATCAAAACAATATTTTGTAATAGTTGTTGTATTATTTACTACCATGTTAGCCCAAGCTGTTTGAGCATCAATAAAGTCATTAGCTACTTTATTTAGGGTAGTATCAGTAATGACCTTATTAGTAAAGTCATGCTTAAGACTCTGAAAAGAGTTAATATAAAATTGAGGTGTAAACATATAGTTCCTTTAAAACATAAAACCTTTAGTGACTGTCTTAGTGCCTGAACGAACAGGAAATAAGTATTCAACAGCATAACGAAGAGCATCTGTCCAATGTTCTATGTTTTCAGACTTAGATATCTGTGCTGTGTTTGGATTGTTCTCAACCCATACAGTTCTTTCAAGGGATCGAATTGTGTGTTCTGCTCGTGGATGAATATACATGTCTATATCACCATTAGCATTCTTAAATTTACGATTAACAGCAGCTACAGAGTCAACAATAGGAGGAGCAGCTCTATGTGCCCTACAGACAATGCCATAGCTCTCTAAGATAGAGAAATCAGTGGCTCCAGCAACAGCACTAGTCTTCCTAGCACGTCCTGCAGGGTCTGGATAAGCAAATATCCTGTGCCCCTTGTCCTTAAATTGTGTCTTAAGCTTCTTAGCTAATTGTTCAGTATCGAGTACATTCTGCATATCTTCTAAGATATGAATCTGTCCAGCTCTAACAGCAAATACTACTGCAGCCATAATACCAATGTTAAAGTCGATAGCTACATGTACATCTTCTTTGTTTGCTGTCTCTACATTGAAGTAAGGGAGATCAGCAGTAACATGAGTCTTACGATCAAACATGTAGAATACCTTAGCACCTGAGTCTTCAAAGGAACACTCATACTCTCGAGCAAACTTCATAGGATCGATTAAACGCTTAGTTCTCTCAATCTCTTGTACAGATAAATATGGAGAGTCTCTGTAAGTATATCTAAAGGTTTTCCAACGATTATCCATTGTCTCAAAGTTAGTCATGTCATAAAAATAGTTCATACCTTTAGGAGTACCAATAATGAGAGCCTTGTGATTACCTGCCCAACGTGTAGTCATAGCAGGCTGAATGATAGATTCCCAAGACTCTTTAAGTCCTGGTTGACCTGTCCAGTCAGAGACTTCATCTCCAACAACAAAGTATTGGCCTGATCCTCGCATACGTTCAGATGCTTCATAAGACCATAACTTAAGCTTAACATTATTTGGAAACCAGAATGTTCCAGCTGTCTGGGAAGACTTTTCAGCATAATCCTCTAGACCTAAGTTATAGGCTAATAGTGGCCAATAAATATCTAATGACTGTTGATATGTAGGGCAGATGATAGACACATTCTTATTAGGAACATCTTCATCCATCTCTAGTAGCTCATGCACAGCCATTGTAGCTGCAACACTAGCAAGGTAACTCTTACCAAAACCTCGTGAGGCTACTGTAGCAGCATATCTTGTGCCGCCCTTCTCAGAGAATAAATACTTTAATACTTCTGACTGACCTCGATGTAATTTAATTTCATTTGACATTTAAACGTATAAGTCTACACTATCCTTAGTTAAGACACCCTTTTTATTCTTTGCATTAATCTCTTCAAGTTTTCGATAGAACTCTGCTATCTCCATTCTAGCTTGGAGGCCTTCTCGGAATACTTTATCAGAAGCTTCCTTGAGTGCATTGTATTGTTCTTGGTACTTCTTTATGCTGTATTCAGCAGGTGGTTGGACTCTCATAGCGTATCCTTAAAAATGTATACTTTATTACTAAAAAACTAATATTTAATTAATTTGTATACTTTATTATTCGTTTGTAAACACAATTTTAAGAGGCTTTTTGTCCTCAATCACTTGTTCGGTCTTCTCAGGAACCTGTCTATAACCATAGCGCATTAACGTGTTCATGACATTGGTTTGTATGTTAAGTAGGTTAGCCATAGCAACAGCAGAGAACCTTGTCTTGCCTTCTTCCATGTCCGTAACCTTATCCTGTACAGTGTAGTAGTGCTCCACTAGCTTCTCAATAGGATCAAATCCCAATGTCTGAAGCTTCTTAACAGACTCCTTAGAGTATATAGTGGTAGTTCCCTTTGGACGTCCTTGTCCAGGTCGCAAGCCTCCACGCTGACCATAAGTAGTTCTAGCTTTATAGTCTTTACTCGTGGGATCAGGTGAAGACACTTTTTCATCAGTGTCTGACATAGTTTATTTTCCTTGCATTGGGTTCTTGGAGTTGCGTCTAGCTACTGGTTTAGCAGGAGTCTTAACAACAGGAACAATATTATTGCTGTGTAATTGGATCTTTAGATCAGAGATCATAGTGAGTAACTCATCTTTATCTCTAAGCAGTTTGTCAACTTTACCCTCTAACTTCTTCACCTCTGACATGAGCAGATTAGTGAGCATATCATGGGCCTCTTGGCGCTGCTTATCTTTGTTATGGAGGTAGGTCCAGAAGGCACCAGTACTTAACACAACAATAGCCACTTGTACGATTGATTCCATTTTAATTCCTTTAATTTTGGCGATTTCTATACACATCGGGAGGTACCCTCTATTGGTCGGGAGCCAATAGTACCTCTACACAAATGTTACAGAAACATCTAAAATAATATTTTAAAGTACTTTTTAAAGTACTCCTTAAAAATATTTTATAATATTATTTTAATAATAACAACAATAACAATAATAATTAAAATATTATTATAGTTAACCCCCTAAATCCCCCTTTTGGATAGGATTCTCTCTTTAGCGTCACCTGGTAGTTTTTGACAAAAAAAAAAAGAATTACCCCTCCAGAGTACCCTCTAACCACCCCCGAAGGAGCAGCTAAAGAGTACCCTGGAGGGGATCTTTTGGCTAATCATGCATAAAACACATGATTGCCTATTGTTACAGTTTTAGTAACTTTACTAGCCCACTTTGGTAGGACATAGTGAGCATGATAGAAGATAGAACCATTTGTAGGATCTTTTAGCTTCCCTTGAACGTAGTTAGATGCAATAGCATGAGCTAACTCGTATCTCTTCCTGTCTTTAGGTGAGTGGTTCTTTAGTAGTTTAACCCAAGAGAACTGATTGGGTTGATAGACTACTTGGCAAATAGAGGTTGGATACCCCTGTGATAAGAGTCTATTGATCGTGACAGCTGCAACAGCTATCTGACCCTTTATTGACTCTCCCCTAGCTTCATGGTAAATGTTATGAGCTAGGCAGTCTACTTCTTTTTTAGGTTGAAACCCTAGATTAAAGAGTTTCGTGTTAATTGAATCTATTGATGTGACAGTAGATAATTGTAGAGGAAAAAGAAGTAGCATTATTAGTGCTAACTTGTTCATTTTGATCTCTCTTTCTCTTTAGCGTCCCCTGGTAGTTTTAGCTGATAAAGACAGCCTTTGCCTGTTTATTAAATGGGTAACTATTGTTAGGAGTTACTAATTCATGA